TAGTCTTGTGGTATGGCATTTAGGGAGGCCTTTTAAATAATGTTTATAAATAGTTATTTTCCAACTGTAATATGGAGCGAAGATAAACCAGAGTTTGTTAAATCATTAAACAAAGCAAGTAACAAATATATCAGTGATGCTCGTAAAAGAGAAAAAGAATTTATAAAAAAGAATGGTGACTTTGGAAGATCATATCATTCAACACCACTTACAGCTGATAATGATTTTTTAGATTTTAGAAATTACATTGGTCAAAAGTCTTGGGAGTATTTAGATCACCAAGGTTATGATATGCAACAGTACACAACACTATTTAGTGAAATGTGGGTGCAAGAGTTTGCTAAAAAAGGTGGTGGGCATCATTCAGCACACATTCATTGGAATCAACACGTATCAGGTTTTTACTTTTTAAAGTGTAGTGACAAAACTTCTTATCCTGTATTTCACGAACCGAAGACCGGTGCAAGATGTACAAAATTAAAAATGAAACCAAATCTAAAAGGTGTATGGCCCGGTCATGAACAAGTTAATTTTAAACCAAAACCTGGAACTTTAATTATATTTCCAGGGTACTTGGAACACGAGTATGCAGTAGATTTTGGTATTGAACCATTTAGATTTATACATTGGAATATACAAGCGGTACCAAAAGAGATGGC